AGCCAGGGCCGCCTTCAGCCTTCGGATCTTCGTATTCAGATCCAGGACCCTCTGGCTGTCCTCCACGCTGTTGATGTCGCCCTTGATCGCCACCTTCCATTCGGCCTCCAGCTTGTCGAGTTCCGCCTGCTTCGAGGCTGATGCCAGCAGTGGCCCCTTCTTCCCTGGAATGGCATTGTACTTCGGGGAGGTCGCAACATTTTCCTGCATCTCAGCCAGCCGCCCAGTGTCGGCACTGTTGGCTGCTTTCGTCTCCATCATCCTCATGTAACGAGCGACCCTGACTGCCGCATATTGCGCCTCCATGGTGATGCCACCGATGGCAGTCGGGTCATACTTCGAGCCCCACTGATCTCTCTTCTTGTTCATGATGACCAGCTGCTGCCTGATCATCTGCTCGTCCCAGTCCTTCACCCAATCGATGACGCCGTTGAAGTATTCACGAGTCAGCATCCGACGCGCCAGGAATCCTGCTCGCTCCGCGTCAGTCGGCCCTGCTGATACTGCTGGCTTCTCGCCTGGCCAGCCCAGTGCCGGCTTGAGCGATTCCGTGGCGGCCGGATAGCGTCGGCGCTCCGATGGACTGGGCAGCCGCAGGGCCTTCTCCAGGGCCTTCCTCGCCTTGTCCATGTCGAAGCCCCTGGCCTTGGCGAACTCACGCTCCATCTCCTTCCGCGATCCGTCCCAGTAGTCGCCATCCAGCAGGGAATGCCTCTCACCCGGGTCTTTCGCTTCAACCGCCTCGTTCGGCACCGGGCTGATGGCGCAGCGGCAGCGGGGGTGGGCCGGGACCACCACGTCACCGACGGCATAGATCAGGCCATGGCGAGAGCCGCAGACAGCGCAGGTCAGCTCGTCGTGGGTGGCGATCCATCGCACGTAACCGAATCCCATCTTCATGGCCTGGAGCCGCTGGCCCTCGCCATAGGCGTTGGCCAGCTCGCTGCGAGCGATCAGGTCGGCCCTCTGTTTCAGGCCCATGGCCTTGGTGAGGCCGTTGGGATCCGTGGAGCCGTTCAGCAGAGCTCGAATGTCCTTCTCCACGCCGCGGAAGCCCTGCCCCCTGGCCATGGCCCCGGTGATCAGCTGGGCCATCTGGTCCCTGAACGCCTGGGTCTCGCTCCTGATGTAGGCCGAGGTGGTGGTCACCGCGGCCTCGAGGGCGAGCGGGTTCACCTCCGCCGTCCTCTTGTCCTTCTTCGGCTGGGGCGCGACAAGGTCCGCCAGTCGGGCGGAGAGGTCGCCGCCAAGGGCCATGGCCTCGCCCAGGTCCTGCTCGTACATGGCCTCCAGTGCCGCCATGTTTTTCGCCGGGAGGAAGCCTGACGCGATCTTCGCCATCTGCCCGTACTTGGCCGTGGCCTGGCGGATGCTGTACTCGTAGGGCCTCCTGGTATTGCCCTGGTAGTCCCTGTCATCCAGGATCGCCTTGTCGGTGAAGCCGGCGTAGAAGCGCCTCAGCTCATCCATGGACTGGGACAGCGACCGCTCATAGGTGGCGATCGTGTTGGTCGTCATCCGAGCCTGAAGATCGTCCAGGGCCTCGGCATAGTCGGTGGCCAGGTCCTGCTGAGACCGTCCCGTGGTTCCTGCCATCAGGCTGCGGCGAGCTCAGGTTCAGCCTTTCCCTTCGTGCCGGCTGCCAGCTCCTTCTTCTTCCCGCCAGGTGGCCGAGCGATCGGCTTCTTCACCGGAAGGCCGTTCTCGTCCAGGGTCAGGCTGTCATAGGCCGCCAGGGCCGGGGGCGGCGGTGGCTCTGGCTCCTCGCTGTCGAGTTGCTTCACCTCGTCCTCTGGTGTGGTGTCTGGAGGCAGGAGGCCAGCGCGGTCGATCAGCCAGATCGCTGACTTCCTCGAGAGCAGTTTGTTCGTCGCCAGCTCCTGCACCAGGCGCAGTTCCTCAGGGCCAAGGGGCTTGTCGAAGACGCCGCTCTTGATCTCGATACCGGCATCAGGATCCAGCGTCTCGCCGGTGAAGGAGCACCAGAGCTCCATCACGGATCGGAACGCCGACTCCTTCGCCTCTGAGAGGGTGGCCGTCTTCTCCGACCCGGAGAACAGGAAGCTCAGCGTCTGGCGATCGATCAGCGTTTCGATGTGCTCCAGGTGCGCCTGGTGCCGATCGAGGGCCGCTCCCGTCACTTCCGCGAAGCTGAAGCTGCCTCCCATGGGCAGGTCGATGCCGTGGCCCGGGCCAAGGATCATGGCCGGCGTGGTGGGATTGCCGTTGGCATCCGGCGGGCCAGAGCCGAGCACGCCTTCTCTCACCGGTGTCGGCAGGGCTGTCAGGTGCAGCAGCTCCTTGGTGTCGCTGTACTCCCTGAGATGGTCCAGGGTCAGGTTCGCCAGGCTGAGCAACGGGATCGGTGCCGATCCAAACCGTCCCTTGGCCGCCGGATACCAGACCACCGGGGGGTACTCCATGGCGTTCCCCTTGCTGTCCAGGAAGAAGCCCTCGCCGCCACCCTCGCTCTCCTTGTCCACCACGGCGGTGTAACCACTGCCCTCTGATTTCTCGACCACCCTCAGGAGCTGCCAGGTACCGCCGACCAGCCGACGGAAGCGAGGCTCGAAGGTCACCCCGTAGTCACCGTCTTCAGTCTCGTGGAACTCAAGGATCGTCACAGCGGTGCATCGCTCAACGCCCTGGACGATCTTCGTGCGCCAGTTGCGGACGCAGGAGCGGTGGGCGCTGGTCAGCCATGGCCGCCGGCCACTCGCCTTCTCGGTGCCTCTCCGTGCCGGCCGATCTGGCGACATGTCCACCATCATCAGCTGGGCGCCACACTTCAGGGTGCCAATGTCCTGCTCCATGCCGAAGCTGCGGATCGAGCTGCCCATCCGGTCAACGTCGTTGATCACCTCGGTCATGGACTCCGGGGCTCCGTTGACCTCGAAGCGACTCAACACACCGGCAGAGGCGATCACAGCATCTCGGAACATGGACGTGTAGCTGGACCTGATCAGCCTGGCGGCATAGGCCTTGCGACTTTCCTTGACCTCTGCCGGCAGATACTTCTTCTTCTTGTCATTGCGCAGCAGGTCCCAGCAGTCCTCGATGATCGTCAGATCATCCATCACCTCAGCCAGCTCCGGGTGGACGAAACTCGGCAGCTTGCCGTCTGTGGTCGGGAGCTTGAGGCCGTAGTCCACGTCTGAATGGCTTGGATCCTGCGGGAGCTTTCCGGTCTCTCCGGACGGAAAGCTCTTGTGCAACCGCTGAGACGCCGATGGCGCTGGAAGCTCTCAACCCCTTGTGGCGGCCGAACGCGGTCGGGCCACGGCCCATCTCAAGGGACGATCGTGAGCTGATCCGCAAGTACGCGGCGCTCCCAGTCAGCCACTCCGGCATGTCCTGGGTCACCTCCTCGATGAACACCGTTGCGGAGATCAGCCCTCCGACGGTCGCCCAGATCCAGGCCTGGATCAACGAGATCGAGGACCTTGAGTCGGGCTATGCCGGCCAGGTGGCCGACGGGACAGCGCACCTCGGCAACACCCGGAACTACAAGGGCCTGAGGCCAGGGATCAATCCAACCAGGCGGGAGCTGATGGACAAGGCCGGTGACCTTGAGTGGGACGTGGAAGCCTGGGCACTGGCCGAGATCGAGACTGTGGACGGGCCATCAGGGACCGCTGGCGGTGCCATCGCTGGCCGCTTGTCGGTGCTCAAGGCCAATATCCTCTCCGCCCTTGATCTCCTCGGCGGCGAGGCCTCTCAGGCCTACGGTTCCTTTCAGGTGGTGAGGAGCTGATGGCCACCCCTTACGCAGACTTCCCGAACGCTCGATTGCTGTGGAAGCGTCCTGTCTCTGCATTCACTTCCCTCAGGGACGGGCCGGCGGTGGCAACCGAGGACCTGGTGATCGAGGGCTACTTTCTACTCGACGGCAGCGGAGGATCTGCGGCCAACCGCTCCACGGATGGTCGCTCCGCTGGCGAGGAAGGCTCGTTGATGGGCATGCTCGAGCAGCCGTTCAAGGGCTGGATCACTCGCTGGGCCCTGGTGCCCGATGGCAGCGACTGGCTGGACCTGGGCAGCGGCTGGGCGTGGCAGGACAGCGGGCTGAGGCCAGACCGGCTTCGGCCATCGATGGATCCACTCACCATGCTCTTCGGGCGCCTGGACGCTCTCCCAGACATTTCCCGTGGCCAGGTGGGGGCCGCCACGATCTCACAGGTTGGCTCGGTCTACGGATCTGGCGGCGTGGGCCAGCTGCTGGCCGAGGAGGTCGGCGACGAGTTGCGGGGCACCTTCTCCTACCGGCTATGAGCATCGGAGTTCGCGTCAGCATCAACCTGGAGAAGGCCGCGGCCGAAGCCTCAGCCAAGGCTGCCCGTGCCGTGTTCGCCACTGCCAACGGCCGGTTCCAGGACGCTCTGGGCCTCAAGGTCTGGGAGTGGGACGGGGAGACCGTGCGCTCCAACGGCCGGAAGGTGGGCAGCCCTCGCACCATCATCGATTCAGGGCTCCTCAGGGCCAGCAACAGCTTCAGCGTCAGGGACGGCATCGGCTTCTTCCGCTGGTCCGTCAACTACGCGGGAGCCATCCACGAGGGAGCCATCCTGCGTAATGGCGGGGTGATCGCAGCACGGCCATGGACTGATGCCGTGCTCGGGGTGACCAACTATCCCGGCGTGCCTGTCTACGACTACAAGTCCGATCTCAAAACCAACTGGATCAAGCACTTCCTCAAATGAGCAAGCCACTTTCTTTCGTCATCGCTCCAAAGGTCGAAGCAGCAACCGTTGGCAGGGGGGAGATCACTGGGACCCTCTACATACCCATCCACCTTGGCCTTTCCCTGCGTGAGCGCTATCTCATGCGGGAAGTCGATCGCACCGACGAAGTCTTCCTGAACATGTCCGCCCTGGCCGTTCACATCGCCAAGGAAGAGAGCATCGATGAGCTCGACGCTTACCGCATGGTGAACAGAGTGCTTGGGGGCATCAGTGGCGCCACGGTTGTTCCAACACCTGAGGAGAGCCGGCTGGGGATTGTCTACGCCGCACAGTTCCAGGAACTCAGCAAGCTCAACCAGGACAACGAGGAAGGCAAGGCTGTACGGGCTTGCACCATCCTGATCACGGAACGGCTGGAGGGCCACGAGGATTGGACCGATGAAAACAGCCAGCGCCTGCACGAGGACCTGATCGCTGACTTCTACGCGCTCTACATCAGAGAGGAGCGGAAGCTCACCAAGCCTCTCGATACCGAGAAGGAGCTCGCAACGCTGAACGAGCAGCTGGGAAAGTTAAGGCTGGAACCTGGGAGCCGGCATCCGAGCCCGACTGGGAGCACTGCTTCTGGCTTTGCAAGCGAGCCTACCCAGGAGACCCAGATTTCAGTCGAGAGCGATTCGCCAGCCTCAGCATTGCCTACATCTTCCAGGCCTGTGAAGAAGCAGAAGCGGCAGAGCTCCAGCGACTGAGGGACGAGGAGCTCCCTGTGGCCCTGCTGACCTGCTACACGGCCAACATCAACCGTGACACAGAGAAGCGGCGCAAGCCTTTCCCGATCACAGACTTCCTGGTCTACGGAGAGGTGAGCGAGAAGCAACAGCCTCCAGCTGCGGCAGGCGCTGCCATGCTCGAACTGGTCAAGCGAGAGCAGTTCCCTTCGTTCGCCCTGGCGTTCTTCACGGAACTCAAGCAGTCTGGCCAGGGCGCTGCATTGCCGCCTCGTCTGGTGTGGGCCGCCGATGATGCTCTGCTGCTGGCCCCTTACCGGGTCGATGCTCAGAACTGGGGCGGGATGCTCATTGCCGAGAACTCTGCGGCTGGTGAGAATCGCTGCTTCTGGTCAGAGACTGGGGACCAGTGCTGGATGACCGTTCCTGCCGATGTTGCAGAAATGGGAGAAGTCGTGGCGGTGGAAGGCTCGATCCTTCCCATCGTCGGATTTCAATCTTCATCTGATTCCGAATCCCTTCAGCTTCAGCCATCGAGCTGAAGTAGCCCAGCGATACCCGCTGCCCTCTGAACTGAACCCTGGCCTGGAAGGGTCGCTTCTTGTTGTCGGGCCTGTAGGTGACCCCTTTCGGCATGACAAACAGCAACGGCTCAGGCGTGTCACTACTTCAAGGCTTTCCAGCCTGCTCTGAGCCATTTCGACGGATCAGTGGAGGCGGAAAGGGAAGGGTGCAGGCATCTCGGCACCCATGGCCAATTTCACCCAGGCTTACAAATACGCCACCTACGTGGTCCCCATCCTCTCTCCTCAGGTCAATGTGGCCTCTGTGACTGGGCTCGGGATCGGCACCAACGGGTTCATCAGCATCGCTTCGCTGCTCAGCGAGAGCGCGAAGGTGGCTGAGACCGACGGCGCTGACAACTACGGCATCGGAGCTGGAGCCACTGCTGCACTGACCATCACCAACGCTGCGATCGCCAGCGGTGTCGCCACCCTGACGGTTGGCACCAACAGCGTGGTCGTTGGCGACGTGATCGAGGTGAGCGGCGTTGGTGGCGCCTTCGCCGTGCTCAATGGCACCTGGCTGGTAAGTGGTCAGAACGCAACCACGGTGTCATTCCTGATCGCCAATGCCAACGTCACCAGCGCATCGGCCGTCGGATTGGTGCTGCCCTATGCAGGGCTCAGCCTGGATGGCACCGACATTCCGGTGAAGATGAAGGGCCTCAAGACGATCTCCCTCAACACCGACACCAGCTCGGAGGAGGTCATCACCTACGACGATGAGAACGCTGGCTTCTCTCTCAAGGTGGCAACCAGCAAGAGCTGGGGCTTCGACCTGGCGGGCGTCTCGGCCTTCACGGACGCCGGCTACAAGCTGATGCGGCTGATCGAGAAGGGCTCCGTCTCCCAGGGCCTGATGGCCAAGCTGGTGAGGCGCGGTCCTGTCGGCTCAACAGAGACGGTGTTCGGCTTCGGGCGCTTCAACAGCTTCTCGGAGGGCAATGACGCCGGCTCGGTCTGCGAGTGGACCTGCCAGTTCGAGGGCTATGGCCCCTACGCCATCAACTTCACCACCTGATCTCGACTGGTCTGGGTCTCGACCCGGACCACTGGCTGTATGCTTCTGGGCGGGAGCCGTCGTTCTCTGCTTGCAGGGCTCGAGGTGACTGGATGGTCGGGCAGCCAACGCCTGGCCGGTGAAAACACCACTGGCCAAGGCCAAGCAAAGCCCCTGGGGAAACCCGGGGGCTTTCTTGTGGGGAGAG